ACATAACTGGTCCGCTAAATCTTGTTAAGCCCATAAAATCTCCTTTTGGTTATAGCCTCATCGATTGCATAGTCTCTATAACGTCTGCCTAGCCAGTCTATACATTCGCAAATTATACTAGGAAGGTAAGTATAAAACAAAAAAGGCGGTCTTGCAACCGCCTTTTTCTATCTGGGAGGATCCAGTATTAGTTTAATTAACTGCCGTTAGAACCGTAAGCAGCTCTTGGATCAGAGTATCCAAAGCTATATCTCTCTCTAGCTTTATATCTCATGTTTCCAGTATCGAAATCACCTTCCATGCCAGTAGCAAGGGCAGCTCTTACGAAGTGCTTAAATCCGTTAGGACAGTCAGTTTTTACAAACCAAGCGTCAGTATCAGTTAGATAATGGTTAACAGTGTAACCACCAGGTAACATCCCCATGTTTTTCATAGCGTTGATGTCATTGTCAGCAGTACCAACTCTGAGGGTGGATTCTAAGATCCTATCAACTACAAATTGCAAGTTAACAGGAATAATTAATTTCTGTCCCTTCATAGCAATTTTTAGTCCTCTTTCGTCGATAAAACCAGCAATGTCAATCATGCCTTGTTCTAATGAGGTTTCATTAATGTCTGCATCTGTAGCACTTCTATTTGTAAAAGTTCCACCAAGAGCAGTTGGGTGAGCAGTATTAATTAAAGATACTCCATCTCCGCCTGCAACTGTAAATGCATCATTTAACACGTTAGCTCCTCTAACTTGTTTTGTGTAAGCCATAGATCTCGCTAGGGCTTTTGTGTAACGAGCTGACAAAGTGTCATACAAGTTGTCTTCGACTGCTTCTTCAGTTAACGCAAATGCTAAAGCAATTGTGTCATGAACGTATCTTGCAGTGAAAGATTCAGAAGCGGTATCAAAACCTACTGCTGATCCTTCTGCTTTTACGTTAGCTTGTCCGAATCCAACTAACATAACTTCTTCTTCAAAAGCTCTATCACTTGATTCTTGCTCAAAAATTTGAGCAGCTTCGTTTTCGTAGCGTGCGTACTCCAAACCAAACAGGGCGTTTAAACCAGGTTCTAGTTCTTTGGCAAGCTGTGCTCTATTAATAGCCATATCTTACTCCTATATTCCTGCTAAACTGTCCATGAAATGAACATTGAGTTTACAAACAGTCAGTCTACCTGCCGCTGTTTTATCTACTGAACCTGAAGCTGTTGATGCTTGATCATCAAAATCAACAATCTTTAAGTTTAAGTTAGTAGCATTACCTGTGGTTGCTGTCGCCAATTCGGCGTTAGAATACCCACTTGTAGTGTTACCATCTTGTGCTGTCACAAAATTTGCATTTGTAAAGCGATCAGCGTCAGGCATTGCGCCATCTGCATTTATTACAAATAAAGCGTGCGGATTATCCGCTACGTAAGCTATTGCTTCCGTAGTTGCTTTAATTGAAGCGTAACCAGGCCAGTGTGCAGACCATGTTGGAGTTCCATCAAGAGCTGTATATTTACAACCCATAAAAACACCTAACAAAGGAACTGTGCCACCTGCTTGTGCGCCTACTTGATCTATCATGCCTGAAGCTAGTGGAATTACTGGAGAACCAGTAAAGATTGTATCTGTTGTACCACCACTTGAGCCTTCTAGATTTAGAGGATACGCATTAACACCTTGGTTATTATAATTTGAACCTGATCTTTCGTATGGACGAAGACCAAATTTCGCATCTATATTAGCCATGTTATGTCTCCTTTAGACAATGTTGGTAGAGACATAGATCTTAACCATTAAGATTTTTTGTTTCCACCAAATTCTACCCGGGATTGCCTCTCTTGTGAGATTGGCATTGAAGGGTGCTCCTCCCTCATAAGATCTGATTCCACTGATTTCTTCTGATCGTTAGTTATACCTCGAAAATACTCATCTCTATCTTCTTTAACTTCAATCGGACATCTCATTAACATCAAACCACCAACAGCGATAATACCTTTATATTTACCATCTGTTAAAGCTGGTAAATCAAGTCTATCGGGATACTCATCTGCTCTCACAGGTTCATACCCTGATCTTAATCTAGCGGTCACATTCTTTTCATCCTGTGTTCCTCTAAATTCAAATCTTACCCACCGATGGTGAAAACCTTCTGGTGGTTCTGGTGCTTCTAAGTTGCTTGGTGGAACCCAACCTCTTTTACGAGTTTTTAATTCACGGGTTTCAGTTTTGCGTGAGGTCTTCTGTTTATTTTCTATACTCATATTTTGCTACTCCTTCACGTATTTAGCATATTCTTCTAGTGGCACATTGAGCCTTTTAGCTATTGCTATTTGTGAAGGTGTGAGCTTCACTACTCGGCGTCCAGATTTAGTCTTTCGTACGGCCGACGCTACAGTCTGAACGGGCTGTTTCGTTTCGGGTTTTTTCTCCTCAGTAACTCTACCATTAGTAAACTTGTGAGGAAACTCTGTTCTCATGCGAGAATTAATTTCATTATAGTACTCATTGCTCGTTGGGTCAAATCCTTCTTGCGTTACAAGGCGATTATGTAGAGCCATAGCTGCACCTGTCATCATTTCATCGGCACCAAACCACTCGTTTTGAGAAGCCCAATCTTCAGCTCTTTCATCAATTTGAGAGGGAGCCTGATATTGTTGCTGTTGCTGTTGTTGCTGTTGTTGCTGCTGAGTAGGAGGGGCATAAGCTCTTTCATCATTTTGTTGAGCTTGTTTCATTTGAGATAATCTAGCACCATCTGCTTTAGCTTGAGCCAATGCTTCTTGTGCGGCTACTTGACCTTCTGTGTCATTATCTTCGATAGCTTTTTTAAGTTGAGCTTTCGCTGCTTCTGCAGCATTGTTTACTCTTCCTTCATATTCACTTACATAGCCCTTACCTACGTTGGTGTACTTCTTTTTTAAATCATTATTTTCTTGTTGAGTTGCTTCGTAAAGCCGTTCCATTTCTCGCATACGACCAACAAGATTATTAATTCTTTTTTTAACTCCTTTACTGTAATCTTTAAGATCATCAGTTTTGTAAGGATCTGTTTGTTCGGGAGTTTCATCTGTATCTTCCGTCGTATCTTCTGCTTCCTGTTCTTGAGTTTCTACAGTTTCATCTTCTATAATTTCTCTTATATTACTTTCAGGAGCATCTATTTCTTGAGTATTCTCTTCTTCTTTTAAAGTTACTTCAACGCTATTTCCACTTGTATCTAACGGAATCATTTTTTCTTCAGCCATAATATTCTCCTAAAATAAACTTGCTGGCAGAATATCTTTGGGATGATCAATGACTGCCAGTATTTCATCATCATTCACTATTCGAAGCTCACCACCATCAATACGAATTCTTGATCCTGCATATTTAGTAATAAGTACCCAATCCGTAGTCTTGCACCATGCACCATTGGGAAATTTTTCTTTATCTTTATAGGCATCAGGTCCTACCTTTAATACACGGCAAACATTTGTAGCTATTTGTGCTTCAGCTACAGTTTCATCTGTAAGGTGTAATCCTGCTTTAGTTTTTTTCTCTAACAATAAAGGAAATAAAACAATCCTATACCCAGTAGGTTCCGGAACTTTTCCTATTTCTTTTTTTGTTTTGTAGGGTTTTTCGTTAATATCAATGATATTATTTTCTGGTATTAGTATCTTCGGTTTCGTCGTCATAGCGCTCCTGTTTTTTTAGCAGGTCCGTGAGTTCCTGTATAGTTTCCTTATATGCATGTAATTTCCCTAGAAGATACTTATATTCTTCTAAAGTTTTTACATCTGATGTTATAACTTGATTTACTTGGTCTTGTCTAGTTTTTAATATTTTTTTAAGATAATCTACAATTGTTATTATATCCATTATTGGCAATGCCCCATAAGCCTTGACAATTCTTGGCAACGTTTTGGTGTCTGTTTATTCCATTTCGAGTCTAACATTTCTAAACTTGCAGTTTTATAATCACGTTCTTCTAGTGCTAAAAGCATCTTAACAAATTTTTGTACCCCACGTTTTCCAAGTTGAAAACACATTTCAATAATACAATCTCTTGCTACAATATGTAATTCAGAAATATGTCCTACAAGCTCATCTGTTTCTTTCTCTGCTTTATTTAAATCTTGTTTAAATAATTCTACTAGTTGAGCTTTAGGGTATGTTATTCCTGGTTCAAAATTATCATTCTTTGTAATTAGATGGCCATAGCCAATTGTGGCAAAGCCAAGATGATCATCATATCTCTCTTGAGAAAATCCTTCGTGATCTTTAATTCTTTTTTCTACTACTTCTGATGCCATTATGTATATATCCTTGTGTTAGGTCTTTTATTTGGTAGCATTCTTCCAAATCCTCTTGGATTGACGGTTATATATCCCCCATTAAATTTTTTTACAATAGTTTTAACATTAGTTGGTTTACCTCCTGGATTACCCGCAGCTCTTTTTCTAGAAACGGCTGATTTCTTTTGAGAAGAACTCATGGATCTTGCTTTTGCTATTGGTACACATTTAGGATAAGCTCTTTTGCTTCCTTTAGATCTGCCACATGGTTGATACTTTCCATTTTTTTTAGGAGCTCCTATGTCAACCCACTTTTCTTTTACCCAAGCCCTTAGTCCTTTTTTCGCCATTATGCGACAGCAGTTATTTTACGTTTATTTTCCATAACTCCACCACAACCTTTTGCAATTCCGCCTTGATTGTAATTAGAAATTTTTTTTCGTTGTTGAGAAATTTTATTTATAACTCCTCCATTAGCTTTTTTCTTTTTCTTTCCACCCTCAACTGTTTTGCCAGAGCAAATTGAACTTGCATACATGTTAGCGTAAGCGGACGGATAAACTTTAAATTTTCTTTTTGCGGCAGCTTTGCCTTTAGCACATAATTTGCCCATTATTTTTTTCTCAGTCTAGATAATGTTTTAGCAAACCTTGCTCGTTGACCTAATTTTCCCGGTGCTTTCGCAGCTTTGTTTAGTTTTTTCAAAGGAATTTTTTTTCCTTTTTTCACGCCTAAAGACTTACGCAATGAACCGGGTTTCTTAATAGCCTTTTTAATGTCAAGTTTTTTCTTTTTTACTCGTCCACCTCTTTTAGCTTTAATGACTCCTTTACCAATAAGAATATCTTTTTGAGTTATCTTACCGTCTCCACTTAAATCTTCCATTATCTTCTTCCTTTTCCTATAGCTTTTTGTAATATTTTTGCTTGTTTAGCATGTGTATTAGATGCTTTTTTTAAACCTTTAATTACTTTTTTAACTTTTTTCTTTGAACCCTTTTTCATTTAGTTAATCCTTTGCTTTTTTCGAAAGAGCGAAGGCCAGCGACGCCGAGCATTGAAGTGACAATTGCTAGAAGGGGTCCAGTTTGAATTTCTGGAGCAGTTAGATTTAACCCTGCAAATTTACTATACCATTCAATTCCTGGAGATAGAATAAATTCGAACGCTAAAGCAAAGCCTCCACACCAGCCAATAAATGGCCTCCAGCCAGAAACGAATATTGATCGATGACCCGCCTCTTTGGCATTTACGTCTAATTGTTTTTCAGCGAGTTTCTGTTGAATACGCTGCATCAATATTTTTTTGTCTAGCCTTTCCTCATCTGAGGTATGCAAGTCATCGACCACTTTAGAAATAGTTTTTAACGCACCACCTGAACCACTTAAACGATCAAGAAGAACGCCCAACATTTATACAGCCCCTGAAATTTTTCCAAGAACTACAATAACAATTACAGCCACGATACCAGCTTTAATCCAGTCTTTCATGCCCCAGTCTGACCACTCTTTCAAGTGAGCCCATATATCTTTTAAAAGTTTCATAAAACCTCCTTTAAAAAAAACAGTCTACCTTAACTTGTGATTAAAATAAACCTTTAAAAGGAACCTTTTTAATTTGTGCTTTGCTTCTTTGACCTTTTGGTCCAGCACCTAAGTTTTGTGTAACCTTCGGTCCTTCCATACTAGCCGTATATACATCCACAATTTCTTGTTTATTTACATGAGGACCCGCATAAGGGTTCATATCTTTTGAAACAGTCATCTTTGCATTTGGATATAAGGATCCATTTACAAATTTTGGTTTTGGGTTATTTAATGCCATAATTTATCCTAATGTATTGTTGGTTTTATTAATTCAATAAAATCAATTGTGTTATGTTCCATGACAGATGATGCTTCTTCCTTCGATAAGTTATCAAAATAAAGAATACGTGCAACACTCATCATAGCACCAGCTAAAAGTATACTATCTTCCTCAGTTTTGGAAGTCTTTTCTACTAACACCAAAAGCTTATCAAAGTAATCTTGTAACTTTTGTTCTGCTGGAGTTATAATTCGCATATTAATATTTATTTCTTAACTTTGATGGTTGATCAATCTTTTTTAATTGTATTTGTTCTCTGATTGTAGCATGTCTATTAGCATTATCTATCTTTTCTTGTTCTTGAATAGCATCGATCTCTGCTCGTTGTTCATCTAGTGCCAATCTTTCGCCATCTTTTTGTGCACGAAGTTCTAATTCCTCTGCACGGAGCCCTAATTCTTCTTGTTTAAGTGTAACAAGTGGATCTTTTTGCATACCCTCTAGATATTCTTGCTCTTCTGCTACCATAGCCTCTGTTAATTCCTTAATTTTTACCGAAACTTGTTTAGCTGTCTCTATTTCAAACTGTTGTTGCAGTTCTGGTGGTATTTGACCCCCATATTGCTCCGTTAATTGTTGTATTTCTGCTTGATTTTGTACCATAACCTCTTCTTTTGCCTGCTCACTAATGTGATTAGAGATATGAGCTTGGATTAAAGACAGTACAGGAGGTGAATTCTTCACCAAATATGTCGACATAAAGGCACGATGTGTATCTATGTGGGCAATATGATCTTGTTGTGGGAATGCCATTGCAGGTTTTTGTAATAACATCACTGAATTCTCCATAGCAGCATCTGTTGGTTGCGGTTGCGGAGGTGGTGGTAAAATTGCGTCAATATTTTGTACCCCCATTGCCTGATACATACGTCGATAGGCCTCATATTGGTTGTGAATTTGGGGGTTTGCTTGTGCTAATTGTAACTGTGTCTGCGCCAATGTAATACGCTGTGACATAGAAAAGATATTAGGATCCGATACAGGAATAATATCAACACGATTATCGAAATCGGTTTGCTTGATCATTTGATTTCCACCCACTACGGCATACGGATATTCAGGTGGTAGGTAATCGGTAATGATTCTTGCTAAAATTTTAAATTCTTTTTTCTGTGCTCCGTGCAATCTTTTATGAATCGCACTCATCACTTTAGTCCCTTGCTCTAGTAGAGCCATAGTGGTACCAACGGGATTCGCTTGTGAACCTTCTCCTAGTTTTTGATCTGCTACTGCTGCAAATCTTTTTCCTGCATCAACAACAAAACCTAGTAAAGCAAATAAAGTTTGATCGGGACCTTTATACGGAAGTGGCATAAGACCTTGTCGAAGATCTCCACTCGGTGCATCTATGTCTCTGAACTCTCCTGGTTGTAATGGAGAATCATCATCGGCAATTCTAATTCCCCTTGCTTTAAATCCTGCTGGTAAATTAGATAATGTTCCCGCATCAATGAGTTGACGGAGTGCTGACGTAGCAGTCCTGGACAAACCCCCCAACATATGAATAAGACCAAAACCATAAAAACCAAGCCCTGGTAAAAATTTATATTGAACGAAGTATGGTATTTTTTTCCGAAGAGAATCATCTTCTCTGTAGTTTCGGTAGATGGATAGAATGTTTCCTGTTCCTTCGTCAATAGTAACAACATAAGGTATCTTTATACCTGTAGGTTCCCCTGTTTGCTCGTCGAGATCTTCGAAACCTTCTATGTCTAAATCGCAATGTACTTCAAAGAGTTGATACATTTCATCGTAGTTAATAGGACTAACGCCCTCTAACTGATTATATTTTTCTTGTACTTGTGTTTCATTTATTGTTGCTTCTTGTAATTTTACATCTTTGTAAAAACCCATGACTTGTGATTTTTTAATTTCATTGCGTGTCATTTTTACAATGTGTGTTACTCGTTCTGCCGACGCTAAATCGCTTGACAAATACGGCACAATTAAATCTTCACTTGGAACAAATTTTGATACAGGTCTTCCTAGAGCTGCATCGTAATAAATCTTTTTAAAAGCAGACCCTGATAAAGGTAAGAAAAATAATAGCTGATCCATGTCAGCATCGTACTCTTCCATTTCATCGAGGATTAAATAATTCATGTACTCTCGTACACGCTGTGCTTGTGCTTCTGTTTCAGCGTTTTGTTCACCGACAACATTACATTTTACAGGTCCTCCACTTGGTAGTAATTCTTTATATGCTTGTGATTGAAAAGAAGTTACACTCTCGGCTAATAATGGATGGGTCACGGAGCTTGCTCCTTGGAACGGCTGTGATCTCTCTTGGTGTTTAAATCCTAATAAATCTAATCCGTGTGTATATGAATAATACCACTCGTCTCTTGATGCCTTATCATCTTCAATGTCTCCTCGTAACTCTTCGGAGATTTCTGTTAAAATATCATCTTCTAAAATTTCTGCTAGGTTGGCTGCAAAAGGAACTTGCTCCTCGGCCATTGCTTCTTCTCCAAAGGTTACTGAACCATCTGGATTTTCTATCATTTCCTCGGCTACTTCTACTTGCTCCTCGGCTATCGGTGCTTCACTCATCGGATCTGATGGTGCTGGATCGTATCCTGCTGGTTTTTCTACTGCCATTATCTCCTTGCCTTTCCATAGCCACGTTTCGCTAGGCCACCTGATTTCATTCTCATTGGTTTCATTTGAATAGTAGAGCCTTCTGCTGAACCCTTGGCAAAGCCACCATCTTTTTTACCCATGGGGTTTGCTTTGTTTTTAGATCGTATTCTTCTTTGTTTCTCCGCTTTTAATAAAGCCTTATCATTGTCAGAAATTTTTTTTGTTCCGTTGCTAGTACTTAGTTCAGGATTTTCTTGGTCAAATTCCTTTTTAGCAATTCTTGATATACTATCATTTATTTGTTTATCAGTAGTATTTTCTAACCACTCTTTCCATTCCTTTGCTGTCATGTTGCCCATAGTAATCCTTACGCTTGTACTTGTTTCTTCTTCTTTTTCTTCATCATAGCATTAAATCCTGTGGGTTGCACGAATTTATAATATGACGCTTTTGGATTCATAAAAGAAGGAGGAGCTTTCTCCTTTTTCTTTTTCTTCTTCTTAGGTCCTTGGACCGTGAATCCTGATATGTAACTCATTAATAATACTCCAATAAAGTCGATGGTGGTACATGCGGAGGATCCTCATAATCTTCTGGATGCACGGCCAATCCAACTTGACGATAGCGCATTAGCGCTTGTGTCATGCTGTCAACTAAATCGTCGTTATCACCATAAGGGAAAGCGGCGCATTCTTCAACTAATTCTTCTGCCCACTTATCTTCCGTACACCATACCTGTCCTGCTTCAAATAATGTGGAGACGGAGTTGACTCTCACATGTTTATCATTTCCACGACTTGGTGTAAAATTAACAACAGGAATACCAAAGCGCCGTAGTTCTTGGGTCAGGGGTGTTCCACTTGCTTTTGCCTCAATGATGATTGTCTCCGGTTCCCAGTATTGATATTGTTCAATCGCTTTTGTTTTTAATTCCGGGAAGTCCCAACGACCTTTCTCCACATCTAGCAAAATTATATTAGGGGTTATCTCATTATAAAGGAAGACACCCCATGTTGTAATAGCGGAGAAGTCTGCGGTTTCTTTTTTACTAAAAGCCGTGTCATACGATTGAATGATATGTTGTAATTTAGGCAGCTTAGGCTTATCCCAAATCTTCCAGTACTCTCGTTTGATAATGGACCCTTCTTCACTTGTTGGATTCTGTTGCCACTGTGCATTCCATTTAGCCACGGACAACGAAGCTTTCACTGACTCCAGCTCTTCTAGTTTCCAGTACTGTGGCCAGACAGGTTTCTCACTTGGCAAGATAGCAGGAAACTCAATCACGTCCCACTGATCAGCTTTCACATCTGATTGGGCTTTCATCAATTGTCCTGTTAAATCTTTTGTTGACCAACGTGTCATAACAATAACGATCTTGCCTCCTGGTTGAAGACGCTGTCGTGGTCCTGATGTATACCACTCATAAGCATTCTCCATTGCTGTTTCACTTAATGCATCTTGCTCGGAATGGGGATCATCAATAATTAATAAATCGGCACCCCTACCTGTGATGGCTCCACCAACACCTGCGGCGAAATACTCTCCCCCCTTGTTTGTTTCCCATCTTCCTGCAGCTTTAGAATCTTGGGATAATTTAATGTCATCAAAGATATCTTGGAAAGAAGGCTCCTCCATTAAGTTACGAACCTTACGACCGAAGCGGTAGGATAGTTCAGCAGTATGTGTTGTTTGTATAATCTTGAGTTTTGGATTACGGCCCATCATCCACGCAGGAAATAGGAAAGAAGCAAATTCTGATTTTGTATGTCTGGGTGGCATATTTACGATTAGTCGTTTTATCTTCCCCTCCGCCAAGGCTTGAAACTTTTCTGCGATTTGTATGTGGTGGGGTCCCTCTACAAAGTCTGGCCATACTTGTTTTACAAATTTTAAATAATTTTCTTTAGCTAATTTTTTTAAGTCAAATGTTTTTTTACGAAGTAATAACTTTTTTTGTAAAGTGTCTAATTCACTCGGACTTAAATTATCAAAATTAGTTAGCCTCTTAAAAGTATTAAGATCTGCCATCCGATGTCTATACCATAAAGTCTGTATGAGTAAAATAGTATATATACAGTAAGTATATAGTCCTACGGTCTTATTTAGGGGTAGCCCCCTTTTCGATTTTTTCCAATCTCAAAACGAGGAGCACGAGACCCCTA